ATTGAGATCGGGCAAGTGTATCGTTACGCGGAGCCCGGCATTGTCACATTTGAGCGCGCTGATCTTCAGGAGATATACCAGCGGATTTTAAAGAGCGCCTTCCCGCTTGGTCAGAACGGCTCTGTGCGTCTGCCGGAATGGCTGCAAGAAACGAAAATCAAGATTGGCGAGACGGATTATCAAATGGGCATCGGCGGGCTGCATTCATGCGAAAGCTCGCGCAGCGTGATCGCGGCGGAAGACGAGGCGCTCGCGGATTTCGACGTTGCGAGTTACTATCCGTCGATCATCCTCAAGCTGCGCCTGTCACCTGAAAAGATGGGCGATGATTTCTTGCGCGTGTATCAGAGCATTGTGACGCGTCGCCTTGAGGCCAAGCGGCGCAAGGATAGCGTGACAGCCGACACTCTCAAGATTTGCGTCAATGGATCATTCGGCAAGCTGGGGAGCATGTACTCGGCTCTATACGCGCCGCAGCTCCTTATCCAGACGACACTGACCGGTCAGCTCTGCCTGCTCATGCTGATTGAACGCCTTGAGGCCGCAGGCTGTCGCGTCGTCAGCGCAAACACGGATGGTATCGTGGTTCTGTTCAAAAAGGCGAAGGAAAGCGTTGTCGATGAAATTTGCTTCGAGTGGATGGTTGACACGTCATTCGAGCTTGAGCGCGCCGACTACCGGGCTCTGCATTCGCGGGACGTGAATAATTATATCGCCGTAAAGCTGGACGGCTCGACGAAGCGCAAAGGCGTGTTTTCTGAGCCGGGCTTAATGAAAAATCCCGAGTTCACCATCGTCTCGGAAGCCGTGGCGGCGTATCTGGCGAAAGGCGTTCCGATTGGAGAGACGATAAGATCATGCCGCGATCTGACGAAATTCATCGCTATTCGGCGCGTCGATGGCGGGGCCGTTTGGCGCGAGCAATATCTCGGCAAGGCCGTTCGCTTTTTTTACTCAACAGAAGTCCATCAAGCTGAGTGCATCGCCTACGCAAAGAACAAGAACAAGGTGCCGCGATCTAACGGAGCGCGCCCTGCGATGACGCTGCCGGACGCCTTCCCCGATGACGTTCATCATGAGCGTTACATCGGGCTGGCGCAGGAAGCCTTGAGAGGAATGGGATTGAGCAATGCTTGAGAAGGAAATTGAGCAGGCGCTGGTGCGCCGCGTCAAGGAGCTGGGCGGGACGTGCGAGAAATTCACCTCGCCCGGTCGCCGTGCAGTACCCGACCGCATCGTGACGCTACTAGGTGGGCGGATCATTTTCGTTGAGTGCAAAGCCCCCGGTAAAAAGCCGACGCTGGCGCAGCAGTTCGATCATGAGCGCCGCCGCCTGTTAGGCTGCGATGTTCGCGTAATTGATAGTCTTGAGGCCGTTCATGCTTTCCCGTGAACATTTGCACCCTTACCAGCGCCGCGCCGTCGAGTTCATCAAGGATCGGAGGCGTTGCGGCTTGTTTCTTTCTATGGGTCTGGGCAAGAGCGTCTCGGCGCTTACCGCTGCACTCGATCTTGTCGAGACGTTCTCGGTCCACAAGGTGCTGGTCATCGCGCCTCTGCGCGTTGCTAACAGCGTATGGGCGCAAGAGGTCGAGAAGTGGGCTCACCTCAAGCCCCTGCGCGTGTCGGTCTGCACGGGGCCGAGCAAGCGCCGTCTGGCGGGGCTGCAAATGGACGCGGACGTTTACGTAATTAATCGGGAAAATATCGAGTGGCTTGTTGGTCATTACGGCACGCGCTGGCCTTTCGATATGGTTGTGATTGACGAAAGCAGTTCATTTAAGAGCGCATCCAGCAAGCGTTTCAAGGCGCTTCGAAAAGTCTTACCCTATACCGAATACATGGTCCTTTTAACGGGTACGCCGTCACCGAATGGCCTGATTGACCTTTGGTCGCAGATTTATCTGATCGACTTTGGGCAGGCGTTGGGACGCACGATGACGGCTTACAAACATCGCTTTTTTGAGCCCGATTATATGGGCTACAAATTCGCGCCGCGTGAAGGATCGGACAAAACAATTCAAAATCTCATTGCGCCTTTTACGGTGCATATGAGCGCCGAGGATTACCTAGAGCTGCCGCCGCGCATTGACATAAGCGTGAAGACAGCCATGCCGGACGCCGCGCTAAAACGGTATCAGGACTTCGAGAAAACGCTTCTCGCGGAGCTTGAGGACGGAGAAGTTGTTGAGGCTATGACGGCTGGCGTCCTCGCCAATAAGCTACTGCAATTCGCCAACGGCGCAATGTACACCGACGAAATTAAAAACTGGTCAGAGACGCATACCGCCAAGCTGGATGCGCTGGCTGAGATCATTGAGGATAACGCGGGCGAGAATATTCTTGTCGCGTACAATTATCGCTCGGACCTTGAGCGCCTGCTTAAACGATTTCCGCAGGCTGTCGTTCTGGACAAAGAGCAAGAGACAATCGACCGCTGGAACAGAGGCGAGACTAGATTGCTCTTGGCTCATCCAGCGTCAGCCGGACACGGCCTCAATATCCAAAGCGGCGGATCGCTTATAGTTTGGTTTGGCCTAACGTGGTCGCTTGAGAATTATTTGCAATTCAACGCGCGCCTGCATCGCCAAGGCCAGACCAAGCCCGTTCGCGTCATTCATATCGTTGCCGAGGGAACAATCGACGAGCGTGTTCTTAATGTTCTGAACTCTAAGGACAAAACACAAGCCGACCTTTTAAGCGCGCTCAAATTGAAATAATTGCTTGACGGGCAGAGGCGAGTATGAAATAAATACATACATGAGCAGCGGCCAATCCCGGCCAGCTTTTTTTGGAGGCTCTCATGCCTGTTTCTTTTTCCTTTGTCCCCGTCAACAACCCTGCCCTCAAGGGTCAGCTTGCTGCTAAAAAGAAGTTTTTTGATAACTTCCGTTACGCCGTTGCGCCGGTTCATACACGGTTCGATGCGGTCGAATGGTTCGTTTGGGATGCCGAGCATCCTAACTCCAAGATGGGCCGTGCGGAAGTGATCCGCCAAGCGGCGACACTTGAAGAGGCCCTGAAGGGCCTCTGATACCCAAAGGAGCGCATCATGTGGTCATTGATTGAAAACGACGACAATACCAAAACGATCACGCACGATGGGAAAGTCATCGGCATCTACGCCGAGGTACGTGGCCGCTGGATCGGCGTTCGCCCCAACGGCTCGATGTTCTGGTCAGACACCGAGGCAGACATTTACGATCAACTTATTGGAGAGGAGCAACGCAAATGAACCCGAAAATCATTCTCAACGAAGCCGCGTCCTTGATTGACCAGCGCGGCGTTAACTACGGCGGCATAGAAGCCAACTTTGACCGTGCTGCGAAGCTGGCGAGCCTGAAACTGGACAAGACGATCACGCCTTATGAAGTCGCAATCATATTGGAGAGCGTCAAGGACGCACGCCGCGCTACGTCGCCGGAGCATTGGGATAGCCACATTGACGGGATCAACTACCGTGCATTTGCGATGCTGCTGTCTGGCGCAACGAAAGGCGTGCCTACGTCGCAGGAGATGGTTTCGATCCTGAATAAGATGGAGGATGAGTGATGAGTGAACGCCGCATGAACGCATATTATTACGATTTTGAAACTACAAAGAACGCCGCTATTGATAAGATATTGGGCGCGGTGGCGTGTGCGGGAAAAGCCTATCACCACACTCAAGACTGGCGCGATGAGACCGAGCCGCCTGACGACCACACAGGCGAAACGCCTGCTGAATGGATACAGAACGCCGCAATTGAAGCCGCCGACGAGATCGAGCGGCTGAGGGAGGCGCTTGAAGACATCAGCAAAATACCGCGCAGCGAAAATGCGTATGGGATCATTCAAGTATTTGCCCGCGCCGCACTTGAGGAGGGAAAGAAATGAGCGACTTTTACGAAGAGCTTGTAGACGAGAATGATAGGCTGAAGGTTATCCTCGACATTAAGGAACGCGAGCTTAGGGCGGCCCGCAAGGTTGTGCAGGAGGCTTACTGGCATCTGGCTTACCAGTGGCAGTCGCACATGTTTGATGTGCCTAAACAGACGTTTCGTGTAAATATGTCGATGTTTGCGCCGGAAGTGTATCAGATGATGACCAGAAGCGAGCAAGAATTGTACGACGCTCTTGCTGCGTACGAGACTGCGATGGGCGGTCCAGACGAAACTTCAATCCGCGCCGCACTTGAGGGAAAACATCATGACACTTGACGAGCAAGTCGCACACTACAAAGCCGTTCGCGGACGCATCGCCACGGCGCATCTCATACAGGAGCAACGGGAGCAGCAACGCAGGGAGGCCGCAGCGCGCGAAGCAGAACGCAAGGAGGCGATCAGGCAGGCGAAGCTGCAACGCGTTGACGACGCCATCCGCGCCGCGCTTGAACAATACGCTGATCGAAAAATGCTGATCGTCAAGGAGTGCGCTAGGAAGCACGGCGTCGAAGTGGCCGATATATTCGGCCATCGCAAAACGGCGAAAATTTTAGCAGCGCGATGGGAAGCGATCTATCGGATCAAGACGACCGTCAAAATCTCGCACGCCGCTTTAGGCAGATGGATGGGCGGGCGTGATCACACCAGCATCATGTACGTGATGGAGCAGTACGAAAAAAGCCTCGCGCGAGGCGAGGCTAAGGTAGTGTTGAAGGGAGAGAGCGAGACAGGTTATGCAACCCGCTCTCAAACTGACTATCGCTAAAACAGGTCGCTTCGTCAAGGTGGTCGCCGCCTCTCGGGAGCGCACGAGAGACGGCGACCTTTCGCGCTGGGGAGGAGAAGTCAGCGCGAAACTAATGTTTGCCAAAAATCTGTGTCAGCCCCCAAGTCAAGCCTGATCCGATCAAAGCAGCAATCCCCAGCATGACACGCCAGCCGCCTTTGACGGCTGCAAAGTCGTCGCGCATCTGGCGAACGTCCGTCTTGACTTCTTTCATTTCCCGATTGAGGACTTCGATCTGCGTGATTAGCGATCCGAGTTCCCTATTTAAATCACCGTCGCTCATTGCCGCACCACGCATTCCGTCTAACGTTATTGAGTTTGACTTCCTCAATAGTCTGCGCGGTATCCTTCGCAGACCATGAGATAGGACGCCAAGCGAGACACTCAGTTCCGCTTGTGCCCGTCGTCTTGGAGCAACTCGCCACGAGCAAACCGCTCACGAGCGCGAGCGTCAGCTTCGATGGAAGCGCGAAGCCGATCCAGTTCATAGGCGTGTCGCTCCAGTTCGAGTTCCGTCTTGGCCTTGCGGTCAACCGTCCACATCAGCCCCCAGAAGAGCGCAGCGATGGCGGCGACAAAGCCTCCAATGGCTATCAGCTCAACCATTGGCAGGAAGCTTTTTCGCGGCGTAGATCGTCCAGCCAGTCGTACCAAGCGTCAGCAAAGCGCCGGAGATCGCCGCCCAATTTTCTTCGCCCACGTAGCTCGTGGCGATAACCGCGCCGATCACTTGAAGCGCCGTGCGGAACAGGCGCTCAAAAAGGTCTTTGTCCATGATGTCCTCCTTACCAATATTTCGGCAAATCACGCATGACGCCGCAGCCTGCAAGCGCCAGCGGAAGTAACGAGATCAAAAACAGTTTCACGGGTATTGCCTCCTGTCCAGCTCAAAGTGCGGGCCGTCCTTGAAGGACCGCCAGTCGCCGCCCCAAACAATCGGCACGCCCAGATCAGCGGCGGCTTGTTTCATTTCCTTAGCGATGGCGTGATACAGCGGCCAATCCCAACGCACCTTGCCGTTGACGAGCGCGGCCACGTCGATGGCGTGCCCGGTGATGTGGCGGCTGTTGAGCGTGCGAGACGCGCCAGCAGCCTTGAGCTGCTTCTGGCGAGCAAGCGTGCGCAGCCCCTCAGTCACAATGAAACTGGACTTCTTGGCTGCACGACGAACAACCTTAACCAAGTCAGGATGCACGCCCTTGAGGTTGCGCTCGCTTCTTGCGTCCATCATTGCGTTTCCTTCGGCGTGACGCCCATCGCCGCCAGCGATGCGCGGCCATTGTCCCCGGTGACCGCCGTCAGGTGGTCCGGCGTCGCAAGCGGCGCGTCCGGGTCGTCATCGGTAGGCGTCCAGAAGATCATCGCGGCCTGAGCCGCGTTGGCCGCGTCCATGTCAATGATCTCGTCCACGTCCCACTCAGGGCGCACAAGCGGCGACTGCGCGCTTTGCACCCACTCGTCGCTGGCGATGAACGACGCGCAGGCGTAGAGATTGCCGCTGCCGTCTTGCCACGCCACGTTGGCGAACGTCAGCCCGTCCGCTGCGGACTGGCCGAGGCACATCGCAAGGTTGTTGGCCTGCGATGTCATGGCCTCCGGGCAAGCTGCCGTGATGCGCATGTTCGCCCCCTTACTTGCTGACGACCAGACCGCCGGAAGCGGAGATCGTCGCCGCCACGGATGTCGTCGTGTTGCTCAGACGCTCAAGCCCCCGGAAGACGCTGCGGCCCGCCGACGTGCCAACATGCAGCAAGCCGGTGTCTGGATCATGCGCCAGCGCCTGCACCGCATCCGACGCGCCGTAGAGTGTCGCCCGTGCGTTGGCTTGGAACAGCGGCAGTTCGTCCGCGTAGATTTTGGCGATCTGCGTTGCTGTTGGTGCTGTGGCGGAGATGCGCCAGAGGGCGAGGGAGTGATTTAAGCCAGAAAATTGCACGCCACTTCCGAGCCTAACAATCGCCGTCGCAAGATCAAGGTTGAGAGCATTAGACTGAGATGCGACTGAAACACCGTTTTTGTACAGATAAAAAGTCCCGCCTGACCTAACAGCCGCAACATATGTCCAAGAATTAGCGGAGATCGAGGATGTTAATGCGGATGATCCAGCAAAAGCGCCAATCAAACCAGCAGTCACATTTAGAACAATACGCTTTGATGAATTAGGAGATGCGAGATCGTTCCGCTCAAAAGAACGAAATGAATTTGTCGTGTCGGGTACATTCACCCACCCCATCACGCAGAAGTCGCCGGTCCCGAAGTCTAGCGCGCTGTTGTAGGGCTGCTCAAGGTAATTGGCCGCAGAGAACCCGCTGTAGGCCACCAGATTAGCGCCGCTTGCAACAGCGGTGCGCGTGATCGTGCCGTTGACGATCAGCCCCTTGTTGTTCACGGAGCGGTCGGCGTCTGCGAGTTTTACGGAGATGTTGTCGATGGACAATGTTTCATTGCCATCTACGCTTCCTGACGTTCTGGTCAAAATAGCCGCATTAGTTTCTTGCGCAACAACTGTTTTTGTAAATGATCCAATAGAGGGAGGAACGCCAAGAGATATGTTGACAGAACCTAAGAAAATAAACCACTCATTCGAGTCCCAGTTTGTTGCTCCTGTGACTTCATAAGAAACGATATAAGTCTTCCCGGCGACGGTGCTAATCGTTTGCTGAGCGGCTGTTACGACACCCGCACCAGATATTGAAGTGTCTAGATTTAGAGAGCCGCCACTGATCGACCAGCCAGAACCAAGCGTCCAATCGCTGCTGGTTGCAAAGTCCCCATTCGTCACCAAGGGGCTCGCAGGCTCAACCAAGCTCGCCGTGCTGGTGTCGCTCAGGAACGCGCCCTTGATCGCACCGTTCATCCAGCCAGTGTTGTAGGTGGAGGTGATGAGGGCGGACATTCCTTTTGTAAAATCTGCGGTCGGTAGTGTTTGCAACTGAACGCATCTGACAGCAGTATTGCTAGCCAATATACCGTTCCCGCCAATCGCAGCGGTATCACCAAAATACTCAACGCCTGAAAATCCGGTGGCTTGCAAAGCAGGTATGCCACTCCCTACCGTGTTGCTTAGTTGATCGCCAAAACCGTCACCCGCTGCATAGTCGGCAACGGAGGAGTAAGAGAAAGAGGCTGCCCACCCACTACGAGTGTACAAAAGGTCGCCAATTTCATTGAATGCTACCTTAGCGATAGCAATCGTAGCAGCACTATCCGCAACCGTCCCGTTATCCTTAATCACGCTCACGCCGCCATTCGTCGCAACGGCAATCGTCGGCACAGGCAAGCCCGTGGTCGGATCGGTCGGAGCGCCGGGGAGGACGGTCATCGCTACGTCGTTGATAATGCTGTTAACAGTTTCGCGCGCGACATTTGTAACGGTCAGACCAGAAGTCGCGTTGCGTAGCGCGATAGCATCTGGATTTGTATATACAAGGTTACCGGTTCCGGGAGTTCCTGCGTCTGCCCCACGACGAATTTTCTGGGCATTGTCTCCAGCGAAATCGACAATAAGCATACCATCGGCGGAGCTGGCCACACCAACACAGAGTATGCCGTTCAGGGCCGAAACAGAAGATACTAACACCGCCCTAATAAAAGCAAGAGAATAGCCGCCTATTTGATTAAACACCATCCACATCGGCAGGGATGGGTCGTCAGCGTCGTAGATCGTGACCTTGCTCGCCTCAGCAACGATCACTGCAACCGCCGGGAACTGACGCCGGGAGCCACGGATCGCGGTGTTCAGGGTCTCGTTGTACCAACTGGTTGAGGACGTGTTGTTGCGCCATGCGCCGCCGTCGCTGTCCTTGCTCGTATCGTAGACGAACACATCAACCGCGTTGATTGCGATCAGCGTCAGGCGGTCAATCTCGCCGCCGTAGTTG